CAAATCTATGAGAAGTGGCGTAGGTCTGGGAACACGCGCACCTGTCAAGGTTTAGCGTTTGGGGTGATGCTGAGAGCCAATTACGATTGGGAAGAACAGGCCGAAGCGACGGAGGACGATTCGCCACAATGATGCTCACGATTCCGAAACACCTACGAGCTAAAATCGAGCAGGAACTCGATTCACTCCCGGCGATTCATGGGAAAATTGTGTTGCAAATTGAAATGAACTGCTGTATGGAGCGAAAACTAGGATCGTTAAAGATCTTCAAATCGACACAAGAGGAGTTCAGGCCATGATGTTCTAATCCACATACTCAGCCTGATCCGCACCATCGGAACGGCATTGTTCTCTCTTCGGAGGGGGCAATGCCGTTTTTGTTTTTCCAGGAGGTTCTTGGTGGCACAGAAACCCAAACTCGATAAGCCGACTCACGACGTAGGACAGCCCCCCGCCGTTCCCGCTCCGGTACGAACCGCCTCCTATGTCCTGGCCAGTGGGCCGAACATGGGGCAGACGGTCGAGTGCGTGCTGATGGACGGAGAATTTGACGAAGAGGCGGGCGACCTTCGCGCCAACCTCGCTCGGGTGGAATCCCCGACCGTGTTGTTCCAGACGAAAGCCCTCTACTCCGAAGGCAAAGAACCGGGTACCTGGCACTGATGGCGAACATTCGCAAAGAACTCGGGCGGCATAAGTGGGTCCATGGCTACCGTGAAGTGCGGGCCATGGGCGAAAAGCGTGACGTCTTGAAGTGCGGGAACTGTGGAAAGACATGGTATCTCGCGCAATCCGATGACCCTCCCGTAACGGGCTGCATCTCTGACATTGACCTCACCAAGCTCGGCCCATCCATGCAGAAAGATCAACTCGAACGCGATATGCGGGGAGGCTTGTACCAAGAGCGATGAAACGTAAAGCCGACATGCCCCAATTCAGCGTGAAGCGTATGACCGTCGCTCGCAGGCAATCATTGAGACGAGCCCAATCTGTGGCAACCTCAAACCGATTCGCCAAGAAGGTGAAGGTCTAAATGCCAGCCTTCGGCATCTCAGACGCGGAACTGATGGGCAATCTCGCGGCCTTGCGGGATCTCCCTGACGAAGAGTTTTCCGCGCTATTTGCCGACGAAACCACGGAACTCCAAGACGGGCATCTAGTCGAGTACGTGGAGGAATGCGTCAAGCATACCGAGCGCACCGAAGATGAACGCATGAAGCTCGACGAGCAACTCTGGGACGCGCATGAAGGCAAAATGCGCGAACTCTCCCAGAAAGAGGATTGGCAATCGAAGATCACCACGAACGAACCGTTTCAGACCGTCATCCAGGCCAAGATGCTGGTCCGGAAAGCCGTGGTCGATCAACCAAACTGGTTCGATGTGACCACGGAGCAAAAAGACAATCCGATGATTGTCGCCAAAACGGAATTCTGGAAAGACGCGCTCCGGTGGTGGATGAACCGCACAAAGGCCACGCAAGTCTTTCCCGACATGACGGAAATGGGGTTTTCCATCGGGCAAAGTCTCGCAGTCAAAGCGATTTGGTCCCAGAACGACGACGGTACCGAAGGATTGCGCTTTGTCCGAATCATGCCGTGGCAGCTGCGCCGCGATGCTGACGCCATCTCACGCGAACCACAATCCGGACTCTACTGCATCCACCAAGATTGGGTGGATTATCACGTTCTCTTAGCCGGTGAAGAGAAGGGTTATTACGAGAATGTCCGTGACTGCCTGAGAGACAAGGGCGACGAAGGTAGCTGGGACCGAAGGCACGAACGTAGAAAGCGCGGATTGGTGGATTATACGCACCGCTTCAGGCCGCAAGTCTTTGTCCGTGAATTCTGGGGCGCGGTCCTCGATCATAACGGCGAGCTCGTCTACCCCAACGTCCGCTACACCGTGGCGAACCGCACGGTTATCAAGCGACCGGTGCCCACGAAGTTTCCTCGGTTGCGCTGGCCGATTCATCAATTCGCCCCACTCCCCCACATGCGGAACTTCCACGGATATTCCCTCATCGAGGGCATGCTGAAGATGTGGAAATTCCGCAACAACATGCTCTCGATGACGGCCGACCGGTTGAGTTTCGTCCTCAATGGAGCCTGGGAAGTCGATGAATCGAAGCTCCTGAACCCTGCCGACAAGGAAATCTATCCCGGCTGCACCAAGGCCAAGAAGGCGAACGCAAACGGCCCCGCTTATATGCCGATCCGGATGGATACCGATTTCCTCCCGGTGGTCGAGAACATGATGAACATGACCGGCAACCTGTTCCAGAACGGGGTGTTTGTCACGGAACTCCTCAAGGGAGAAGTCGGACAGCGCCGCGACATTACCAAGGGTGAAGTCGAAATCAAGACCCAGCAGGCCCTCGGGGTGTTCGAAGGCATTGGCCATGACGTGGAGTACGGCGGCGAGCAACTTGTCGAAATGGTTCAGGACGTGCTCACGACCTATTGGGATCCGTGGGACTCCCCGGGCTATCTCCAAGTGCTAGGGATGAAGCACCAAGAGATTTTGGGCGCAATCTCCATGATGAGCCCGGAGCAACGTATCGAAGCCGTCAAGCAAGAGACGGATATAAACATCCGTGGCGTCTCCATCCTCTTCCAGAAATCCGCCCTGGTCGATCGCCTCGTGAATATGGCGAAGCTCACGGATAGCCCACGATTCGCACCCTACGCCAAAGATGACGTAATGATTCGGAAGATTGCCGACGCGATGGATGCCAGCGAAACCATCAAGACGGAAGAAGAGTTACAGCGCGAAGCCCAGATGATGATGCAACAACAGGCAGCAGCGTTAGCGATGGCCGGTGGGCTACCGCCTGACACTGGAGCCCCGCCACAACAGAACGCGGCTGCAGCCGCAATTCCAGGAGGCGTATGAGTCCCGAAGAAATTCAGCAGAAGCGCGATGGGCTGGAACTGCTACAGGGCATGGCCGACGAGCAGACCCGCAAGGCGATCATCCGGACCTTCGAGGGCCAGTTGTCGGATTACGTGTTTGCACTTCTCAGCCCTGAGATCAGCGATGGCGAGGCGTTGACGGTACGGGCCAAGGCGATTGGCCTGGTCGAAACCCTCGATGCAATGGGCGTGAAGATTAGCAGCGTAGCGCACGCGATTCCAATTCGACGGGCGACAGAAAGCCGAGTGCGGCAGGCGATTGACCAATGACCTTGCCGATCCACGGCAGGAGAAAGGAGCAGGCATGAAGTATCAGGACATGAGCATGAACACCGCGGCGAATCCCGAGCCCCAAGCCCCGATGAATACCAACAAGGGCAAGGATCCCGGTGTGAAGCGGTTGGAAAAGCACAGCCTCAAGAGCGGCTTTTTCACCAAGAAGGGCATGAAAGGCGACTGCTAGACCCCATTTAACCCATGGATTGCTCCCGGGGGGAGCCGCTTCCGTGGATCTGAGGAGCGAGAGATGAAGAACTGGTTTGACGACATAGGATGTGCCGCTGGTCTCGTCCAAGGCCATGCCATCCGTCTATTCATCGGAGGGCATGATTCGGCCGGAGCCGGGTCCGCTGCCGTCGATGACGAGGAGCCGAACACGCAGGACATAGCCGACGATGATCTTCTGTTGGACGATGAAGATTTCGACGGCCGGCCAAGAGGCACCCGATCAGATCGGCAGGCGAGAGCGTATGACGAACTGAAATCGGACCGCGACCGGTTGAAAACGGAAGCGGAGAAGCGTGACCGCGAATTCCAGGCCCTACAAGATCGCTTGGTGAAGCTCGAACAGACCCGAGAAACAAGAGAAGAGGTCAATGCCAGGACCAACATGGTCAAGGAGCGGGCCAAAACTAGGGCTAAAGAGATCGTGGAGGAGATTCAAAAGATCCCCGCCGACGATCCCGAGCGATCGGCCAAGATTTATGAACGGCTGTTTGAAACCGTCTACTCCGATCAGGAGGAGACCGCGCAGGAGATCAGCCGTCGTACATCGAGCGAGGTCTACCACGATACCCAGACTCAGGAACAGCAGCGGGCCGAAGCTCGCAAGCAGACGCTTGCGCTGTTGGAAGAGGAAGGGCTTGGGGAAGAGACCTTTGATCTTGTTGAAGCCTTGGCGATTCGCCAGGGGAGAGTTGACCCAGGCTGGTTTAAGCGCACGCCTGCGGAAAACCAAATCCCTGAACTGGTCAAGATGGTGAAGGACCGCATGATTAAAACGACACGAAATAGCCAGGAATTCCGAGAGGACAAACGGCGCCATCGGGAGCCGATGGATGGCGTCATTGGGGAAGGTTCTCGCGGCAACCGCTCGCGGCGTGACGCAGACGACGACCGGCCGGAAGGCCCGGGCTCGATCTTGGCCGACCTGGCCAAGCTCAAGCAGAGTCAGCGGCGCAATACGCAAGTGATGCTGCGACAGGCCGAGCGATAACCCGTTCTCTTGCCCCCTGGCCTAGCAAGGAGAGGCCATTATGTCAGGAAATTTTCAGTGGACCCCCGATATTAGCTCCGGTGTCTCGCGCAACCATGCGCTGAGTGCGGAGTTGCGATTCGCCAGCATCGCGGAAACGCTGGTGGTGCAGTTTGCCCGCCCTGAGCCGGGATTCGGCGCACACATGGGCGATACGGTCACGATTCAGCGGATCCGGAACATTGCCGAGCCGACGTCGGCGGTCCTATCCCAGTCTGGGAAGGTGCCGATCGACCCGATGGCCATGTCCACACGTTCCATTACTGTCACGGAGTTCGGGCGTGGCGTGGGCTACACCCGCCAGGTGCAGCTTCTGAACAAGTTCGACATTGAGAACGCGATTCAGAAGTCGCTCAAGAAGCAGATGAAGCTGACCATGGACACCGTGGCCGGCACCGCGATCAAGGGCGGACAGATTCGGTTCGCTCCGACCAGCGGCATCGGCGGCACGTTCACAACCGATGGCGGATCCACGTCGGCCACCGGCACGAACAACATGACCGTGGCGCACATCAAGATCATCCGGGACTACATGCGGAAAGACCTGCATGTGGATCCGTACCAGGGACAAGTCTACATGGTCCTGGCCTCTACGAAGGCCTGCCGGGGCGTCAAGGATGACCCCGAGTTCCATGCCTGGCGTCAATACCTGCGCCCTGGCGACGTGTTCTACAACGCGGAAATCGGTGAAGTAGAGAAGTGCCGCTTCATCGAAATTGACCATGACAACGTGCTCTCGGAAGTGGGCACGTCCAGCGCGGTCGGTGAAGCCGTGTTCTTCGGTGACGACATTCTGGCCCTTGCGGAAGTCGAAGCCCCTGAACTCCTGGCCGGTATCCCTGGCGACTTCGGCCGGCAACGGTCGGTGGCCTGGTACGGCATCTTGGGATTTGCCAACACCTGGGGCGATTCGGCTAACGATGGCGAAGCGCGTTCGGTCTACGTGACCTCTTCATAGTCCATCCGGACATGAAGCGGCCACCGACCACTTACTTTTGACGGAGGAGCAAGCATGAGACTGTATAACTTCAATCGGTTGTGGAACTGGGTGAAACGCACCCCGTTCGGGAAGATGGTTCAGCGGGAGTGCGATCTCCCGTTGGCGATGGACATTCACCGCGGCGTTCAGTTTGCCCCCTCCATGGCGAAGGCCTTGGGGATGGGCTTGCTGGTCCAGCCGCTCCCGCTCCTCAAGGGCGGACTCTACGGCACGGAAAGCCGCCGCTGGTTGCAGCCGGACATTGCTGGAGTCATGGACTTCAGCGGCACCGGCTCTGAAGGCCAGTTCAACGTGTTCGATTGGTTCCTGGTCGATGTGGTCGGCTTTACCTTCGGGATTGCTGGCACCACGACTCCGGCCAAGGTCGATTTCGACCTCTACCCGGGCATCAATGCGACGGGCACATTGGAAGCCGCCAACCTGGACGGCACCAACGGCACCGTGACCGCGTTGAACGCGACGACCGCGCAGGCGATCGGGGCCGTGAACTGGAAGAATCTATCCGATACCGGCCCTGTGCTGGTGAAGCCTGGATACAGCATCGACGTTGATGTGGCGACGGCTTGCACAGCCGGATCCTCGGCGCTCGCGTTTGTGCTCGGGTATCCGAAGGCGGAAATCTTCGAGAACCTCACGGCCGGATACGAAGGCACCTAATTTTAACCTTGGCATGACAGGGGGCGAAGTCTCTTCGCCTCCTGATTCATGGGAAGGAGTCTCCAATGCCTGGAATGTATGTCAGAGATTCATACCTCTACAACCGATCTCGGAACGGCAAGTTTGCCGGGATGGAAGTACAGGTACCTGGGAAAGTGCATTTTGTAGTGCCGACCACGGCCTACGATGCGGACTATGCCGTGTCAACCGCAGCCCAGTGGGCTCGGGAAAACAATGGCTACGTCTACGATTCGGTGAAGCTGGCCCTCGATGCCTGCGTCGATGGGCGTGGCGATGCGATCGTTCCGTTACCTGGCACGCATACGGTCTCTACGGCGTCGTTAGCGATGAGCAAAACGGGCGTGAAGATCATCGGGCCAGAGGTCTGGATGGGGCTGGAAGTGTATAAGCCCTCTGCCATCCTCACAACCTCTATCGCGGGCGATGAAATCATGAACGTGACGGCGCCGGATTGCGGCATCATCGGCATGACGATTGTGCCGATTACCCAGTCAGATGCCCTCGATCTGTCTGCCGCGGCAGACGGCTTCATCATGGACCGCTGCTTTGTGGATCTCTTCACCCCTGCGGTGCATACCAGCACCATCGGGATCACGCTGGCGGCTGCAGAGAACATCACGATCAGGCGCACGAAGTTTGTGAGTGATGGAGCACAAGGCAATGCCATCGTGGCGACTGGAGCAATTCAATCGCTCATCGAGGATTGCCTCATCTACAACACGGCCGGCACCTGGGCCTCCGCGATTATCTGCGGAGCCGCGACAACCGGATTGTGGATCGTGCGGAATCACATCCTCTCCTACGGCACGGCCCTCACGGCTGGAGTCAATGGCACCGGAGCGACGATTGCCTCCGGCGTCCAGTGTATCAGCAATCAATTCGGCTCACTTGTCACGGTCCCAGTCGATAACTTCGACGCGGGCGAGTGCGAGTTGTCCGAGAATTACCAACTCGGCGTTGGGGCTACAGACGGTGGGGCGTTGATCGTCGCCATCACCTAGAGCCTGACCCGATGAGGACGCAGCCGGGAGGGCTCATCTCTCCCGGCACCCCCTCAAGAAAGGATGTTATGCAACGGTTAGCGGGAGATTTCTTAGTCAAGCGGACAGTGAAAGTGTACGGCCAGGGTGGAGCCGTGACCGAGTTATACGAATTGCCGAACGGCCAATGGCAGTTTGGCAAGGGGCGGGATGCCGTGGTGGTGCGCTCGCTCGATCAGGTCTCAGCATTGGATGAATCCACAAAGAAGGACGTGGAGGCCTGGCTTGAGCGCACAAAGCACCGGCCGGCGCCGGAACCGATTCAGCAGGGGCAGACTCCCCTTCTAGCAGGAGAGACCGTCAAGGACCGTCTGAGCCAGGCCATCAACAACATGCCGAACGAAATTGCCGCTCGGTTGCTTTTGGCCGTCGAGCAAACCCTTGGGCCGGTAGCAGATTCCCTCAAGCAGTCGGCGCCGATCAACCATCACAGCGACGGCTACGGCCAGGATATGGGCATGCCCGCTCCGGCCTCAGTCGATGCCGGAGGGTTCTCGCTTCCTGCAGGGGCCCGCTGGGCGAACCCCAACAACCCAGCTTCCGGTTATCTCATGCCCGACATGGAAGTACGGGATGAAAAGGGGAACCCCACGACTCGCTGGCATCCGACACCGGACTTCCATGCGGTGACGGAACAGCCTGAACCGGTCCCGATTGCGGATACCGCTCCGCTCAAGGTGCATGTGCCGGATGACATTGAAAAGGAAATCGCACAGGAACGCAGAAGCCGCGGGACTTCGGATCTGGTCGGCGCAGGGCGCCGGTCTCGCCGTCGATAAACGTGTGAACCAAAGGAGTGCCGATGAACTTCCTCTACGAGTCCGTCAGTAAAGCGTTTTCAACCAAGTTTCTGACGAGTCAAGCGGATTCGCTGGTGCTGGCGACTCGCCCATCGAACAGTTACGGCTCACGCTTCGTGTTGGGGGAGTTCAACGTACACAACCGATCGGGCTCTTCCTGCATGGTTGGAATCGGAGGCCGGTTGCCAGTGAGCCTCTGGAGTGCTGGGCTTTGGGATGACTCAGCCTATGCGGCTGGAACGGTCTATGCCGACGATACGACCGATTGGCAGGACTCAGGAACCGGAGACTTCGCACTTGGCACACAAAGCGTCAACGATGACGGGTTTCTCATTTCCTGTTCAGTGCCCTTCAGTATTGTCTCTCTTGTCGTAGGCACGGCCGCCTCTGGAGGATCGCCAGCCTTCTCGCTGCATTACTCCATCAATTCAGCTGGCAACGGCTTCTCGAGCAACTACGGCACGATCAGCAATCCCTATGTCGCGCCGCTCTTTACCTCGACGGGCGAACAGTTGATTTGGTTCGAACCGCCGACCGATTGGGCGGCCGTGACGTCAACCACGGCAGTCGCCAACAAGCATGGGGCAACGGTCCCTTCAGGCTACGCGATCCTCGTCAAGCAGACGACGGCCGGCAGCGTCTCTCCTGGGCTGGGGAATATCGCAGTAGTCGGCCGGATGATGATGACGACGGAAGGCGTAACGGATAACGACATTCTCAGCAATATCGGAGGGCGTGAGATTGCACTCCCCCCTCAGTGTGATGCGATCTGTGCCGCAATCAGCACCGCCAACAGTCAGAACCGTGTGGATGTGAAGTACCGCTATGCCGGGTAATGGAGGGATGGGAATGAGGATGCGTAGACTACTGCTTGTCACTGTGTTGCTGATCGCCTTGCCCTCTATTGCGCTGGCGCAACTCAAGAGGGGTAGCGGAGGCTCGATCGCGGTCCAGGAAAGTGATGGATCGCCTTCGGTCAGTGGAGTTACCGGGATCACCGTAACGAACGGGTCATTGACCGATAACGGAGATGGCACGGTCACAGTTGCCACAAGCGGCGCCTCCAATGTCACGATTGGATCAAGCGCGATCAGCGGCGGGACCGTTGGCGGGTCTCTCTATGTGGCGACGGGCCCTGTTTTACAACAGCTGACCGGATCAGGCCTCATGGTCCTTAATAGCCTCTCTGCCCCGACTGTCTACGGGGGCGCAACCTGCACGAATCAGGTTCTAAGGATTCTTGGGGCCAACGGCGCCGGAACCTGCGCCACGATCACCTCATCCTACGTGGACACGTCGATCTGGACCGGCACTGTAGCGAGCGGCATGCTCAAGGCCTCTAGCCAGGGTGTCCTGGCTCAAGCCGTCTCCGGCACTGATTACGTCGTCCCTGCTGGGAACGTCGCCACGGCGACCGCCCTCGCGGCCAATGGCGCGAACTGTTCGGCCGGGCAATTCCCGCTTGGCGTGAATGCCTCCGGCGCGTCGGAAACCTGTACGGCGCTACCTACGACAATCAGCGGGACGGCCAATGAAATTACTGCTTCGGCCTCGACTGGGGCCATTACGCTCTCGCTGCCGTCCAGCATTGACCTTGGAGCTAAGGCTCTTGAAGTGCCGAACTCTACCATTGCCGGGGCTGCGGCAACGTGCAATATCGGTCAAATCTACTTCGCCACTGACGCGACAGTGGGCCAGAATATGTATGGCTGCACGTCGTCGAATACCTGGACGTTGCTGGGCGACGGCGGCGGCGGCGGCAGCGGCTATGCCACTATCCAAAACGAGGGGGCGGCGCTCACGCAGCGCAGCATTCTTAACCTTACCGGCGCGGGCGTCGATTGTGCGGATAATGCGGGCTCAACCCGCACTGACTGCACAGTCTCTGCGCCGACGCACACGCTTCTGGATGGGCTCACGCATACCGACACCACAGCGGGCGTACCTGGCAATGGCGATTTGATCATCTCTGACACGAACATGTGGGCGAAACTGTCCGGCCCGACGAGCGCGAGCGAGCGGTGCTTCGTATCCACTGGCACGGGGGCCGCAGCGAATGTGCCAACCTGGAGCGCGTGCAGCGGAGTAACGGCCAATACAGGAGCCTCACCAGCGATCGCGGCAACAGACAATCGCAAGGTTGTGACCTATACCAATGCCTCCCCTGTCGCGGCGACCATCGCGCAAGCGGGCACTACCGGATTTGCGACCGGCTGGTACAGTTATCATCGCAACGTCGGGTCCACGGTTGTCACCATCACCCCAACGACGAGCACCATTGGCGGATTGACCACCCTTGTACTTGATCCAGGCGAGGGCGCGTTGATTGTCTCTGACGGAACCAATTATCAGGTGATGCGCGGTGGCAGCACGTCATCCATCAACGCGCAAACGGGCGTGAGCTACACGATCAGCCGAGACGATGCTAACAATCTTGTGACGACCTCCAACGCTGGCGCGATTGCCACGACACTCCCGCAAGCTACTACGGCTGGGTTCGGCAAGGGATTTTCGACTTTCGTGAAAAACATCGGTGTCGGCACGAACACCATCACGCCGACGACCTCCACCATCAACGGCGCGGCTTCTTTGGCGCTGACGACGAACCAATGGGCGGTGATCTTTTCTGATGGTGCGAACTATACCGCGCTCAAGGGCAGCGATTCGGGCGGTGGCGGGGCGGGAACCGTGACGAATACGGGCGGCTCGCTCACTGCGAATGCCGTGGTCCTGGGCGCCGGAACGGACGATACAAAAGTCGTGGCCGGGGTCACGACGGATGGCACCAGCATCCTCAATCTTGGCGTGGCTGGAGCCTCAACTGGCAAGGTCGTCCTGAGCAATACCACGAGCGGTACCATTACGATTACTCCACCGGCTGGTGCGCTAGGGACCGTGACGACCACGATCCCCGCCACAACCGGCACGTTGGCGCTCAATTCCCCGAGCTATCTTACAACCAGCGCAGAATCGACGTTGAGCGGAGAGAATGTTCTGACGGCGGGGAAGCGAGTGTCTGTGACGACCACTGGAGGGACGACCACGCTAGAGCATACGCCAAGTACACAATTCTTCTCGGTCGAGGACGAGTTATGCGGCGGCACAAATGCTAATGGTAGCATCGGGAATACCGGCCTCTATTCCGCATCAGGCACACTTGCGAATGTATCTTCTACAGCAAGTCATCCGTGCATCATAAATATGACGGCGGCAATAGGAAATCTGGCAAGAGTGTTCTTTACTCCGTTCGATGCGACTACGGCTGTTATGGGCGATGTACAGAAGATGACGTTCATCATCCGTCCACAATCGCTTGACGCGGATACATCGATTCGCTGCGGGTTTCTGACATCTAACGGCACGACGCTGGAGGGATCGGACGGCGTGTATATGTCCTACCTCAATTCGGCCTCGGCAAATTGGCGAGCGATCACGCAGGTTGGAGCGGTCAAGACAGCAACCTCATCAGGAGTCGCGGCGGGGTCTGGGACCTGGGTGCAGTTTGACATCACCCGTAACGGGAGCAACTGGGATTTCTCGCTGAACGAAGCAGCGGCCTTTGCCACGCCAGCGACAACGACCGGCCCCGCAAGCACGACGGGTGGGAAAATAGGTTGCGTGATCGACGCGTTGACAGCAACCAAGAATTTCGATCTCGATTATCTCGCGTGGAGTACCATCAACCCGCTCGGATCGAGGCACCCATAATGGAGGTTCGCATGACACAGTTTATTATCTGGATGTTCGCGATGCTGATACAGGCGGCTACGGCCTGGGCTGTGGCCGATCTGCCCACGCTTCCAACGGAGTTTGTCCCTGGCACGACCCCAACGCCAGGGACGAGCAAATCGGTGTGCGCCACGGTCAATATCTCGACGGCCTCCAACGCCTCCCCGATTGTCGTCACCGTCGCCAATCACTACTGGGTCTCTGGGCAAACCGTGATTGTGGCAGGGGTAAGCACGAATACCGCTGCCAACGGCACCTGGGTCGTAACCAAAGTCTCGGCCACGCAGTTTTCCCTGAACGGCTCAACGGGCAACGGGGACGGGACGGGCGGCACCGCGGCCTGCGACTACTCCAGCTTGCAAACCGCGCTGGGCGCAGCAACGGCTGGCTGGACGCTGTATCTCAACCAAGGGGAGGTATATACCGCCCCAACCGGAACAGATGGATATAATTCAGGGTTTGTCTTGCCTGCTAAAAGTGGGCCGACCTATACCGTCGTTCGTACGTACGATGATAGCAGCGGGCATCTCCCGTCGGAAGGGGAGCGGATCATTCCAGGC